TCTGTAATGTCGTCTATCTGGCCCAGGCCTTCTGCAATGGCGCAGGTCGCGAGCTTGATTGCTTCCTGGACGTCCGTGTCAAACGTGGTCAGCCCTTCCCGGCGCACCTGGAACATTGTCATCTGATCTATGATCTCTGACGCCCGGAGTGCTATGCGGTCAAAACTGGCCGTCGCTATCGGCGTGCCCTTGTAGGTGTTTGTGTAGTCCGTGCTCACGATGTATGCGCTGTGTGCCATCCGTTTGTCCTCCCTGGATTACGCTGTCTTCACAGTCAAGGCGTGGGTACCGTAGGCCAAAACTTCACCGGCTGCGTTCAGTTCCACCACCATGATCGTGTCGTCTCCGACCGTGTCCGGGGTGATATCTGTGCCCGATACAAACGCAGTGTAATCTGTACCAGGGACGTCCCTGTACAGAACCGCTACGGGGTCGGGGCCTGTCTTGAAGGCTTTGGTGTTACCGGCTGTGCCAATGGCGCCAACGGTTACGGTGACTAAACTGTCACCGAGGGCCGTTCCGGCTACGCTGGTTAGCGTTAAGGCTACCAGTTTGGCTGTGCTCGCTGCGGTCTCAATCTTGCGAAGCAAAACCTGCTTTGAGTCTCCGGCGATGTAGCTGATCCCCTGATAGTCCAGAATCTCACGAATCTGGGTCTTGGTCAGGCGGTCATAAACAGAAAGCGCGTGCTTGCTGTTGTCTACGGCATACCCGTCTGTTGTGAAGTGTGCTGTTGCGGATCCCTGCGGAACCGCGGCGACGCCCTCAATAAAGGGTACTGCGGGCCAGTCTACTGTTGAGTCCTGCACGGGTGCATAAATTCTCGGCATGTCATTTACCTCCCTTATCTTTGGCCGGGTGATGTGATCTTGCGGCCGGGGTTTCCAGCTTGCTTACCGTTTTGGTAAGGTCTGAAAACTGATTGAACGCATCCTCTGCAGGCGCTTCCTGCTCTGCAGGTGCCTCCGGGGTGGCGTCTTTTATTGCCTCAATGGGCAAGGTGGCTTCCTGGGGCAGCTGGGTGGCCTGTGGCGCAAGTGCAGGGGCCTCCGCTTCTACGGAGTACCCCTTGCTCTTGAACCAGTCCAGGTTGCTCTGCTTGTCAGAATGCCCGACTCCATCTTTGAAGGTTACCCCTGCTGAGGTACCGTTGTAGTTTGTTACGGGTGCGGATATTTTAGCCATGCTGGGCCTTCCTTTCCTGGGTCTTAGATGAGCTTGATTCTGCGGAGTACGCCTGCGCTGCGGGTGGCTTTGACGGCCATGGCAGAAATCATTTCGACTTCGCCTGTCTTTACGGCTCCGGGGAGCTGCAGGTTAGGCAGGTACTGCTCTACCAGGGTGTTGCCGTCCGGGCTTACGCCATGAACGCCATCCAGGGCGAGACGGGCTGCGAAGATGGATGTTTCGCCGTTTACGGTCTCGATGATCGGTGTGCTGGTTCCGGGCTTGTCACCCAGGCTCATGATCAAAGAGGGGCCCCAAGTAAGGACCTCGTCGCCGTAGTTGGATTTGCTTGCCAGGTTGATTCCGGCGCGGTCCATGACGCTCTGGAAAGCAGCGAACATGTCGCTGTTCATTACGTACAAAGTCGGAGAGCCGTCCAGCTTAGCGCGCATGGAGCGGAGGGTGTCAAGAAACACTTTCCAGTTTGTGTCCATGTCTGAGCTGGATGAAAGGTCAATAGCTGCGGCCGGGATGATCTCTGTCGAGGATCCGGTTACCGCTTTGTCCAGGCCATCGAAAGCGGTGGCATCTACGCCAGAATCGCCGTTGATAAACATGTCATGAAAAAGGGCACGGGTTGCGAGGATCTTCTGTGCGAGTTGAAACTGCACGTGATCAACGACCTGCTTCTCGTTCTTGATGATGACGCGGTCAAGCTGGAAGGCTCCACCGAAAACCTTGAGATTAACCGTGAACGGTGTGGTCTTGGCTTCCTGGGCTACATACTCGGAGTTGATCGCTCTGGTTGCAGCTGTAGGCAGCGTGGTTACGCGGTTATAAACGTACGCCATTGTGCTGCCGCCCTGGGGCTTTACTGTGTTGTCGAAAGGAAGGGAATCAAGCAAGGCGCTTTTTCTGAATTCGTCAATGACGAAGTTCGTGAGCTTGCTCTGGGATAGTGCTTTTGCCTCTGCTAATGTGATCATGGTTTATCCTCCTGCTGGTTATTCGGGAGGGCGTTATTCGGCCTTCCCGTACATGGTGCCCATTATTTCGTCTCCCACTGTGGCTTCGGTATTTGCGGGGGGTGGGTTCCCCTGGTGCGTACCGGATCTTGCTCCGGCCGTTTTTCCGGGTGCTGCTGTAAAGGCCCACTTCTCGGTTTCCTTCAGTGCTTTCAGCTGGTCGTCCACTCCGATAAGGTTTTCCCCGTCCAGTCCCAGCTTGGTTGCGTCCAAAAGGGCGCGGACCGCTTTGGTGTTGACGGCGCCTTCGGCATGAAGCCTGGCTTCGAGTGCGTTGTCGATTTTGATCTGCTTCAGTTCGGTCTCGTACTTTGTCGCGGCCTGGGTGTTAGCAGTCTGCAGTTCCGTGATTTTGGCTTGGAGGTCCTTCGGGTCGACCTTCTTCAGTTCCTCTATCTGCTTTTCACGGTCTTTGACGGTCGCTTCCAGGGTCTTCTTGGTCTCGTTCACGCCATTAAAATCTGTGCGTGCTACAAAGTCCTTACCCACCTGGTCAGATACCTTCTTGTCGATGTCGTCTGTGTAGGTGTCTCCGAGAATTGTTTTCAGCCACTCCAACATAATAGTCTCCCTCTTGCCGCTTTCCTTGCTGCCCTGGTCTCCCAGTGCTCCGGCCAGTCCCGGTTCTGCGGTGCCCCTATTTTGTCCCGGGGGCTCCGGGTAATTTATAACCTCGGCTCGTTGCCGTTGTTACCGTGTCGCTCGTACTCTGCCTTGACCGGGTTCTCCCTTTTGTTTTTGAAGGCGGCCTGGATTTCCTGCAGTTTGGCCGGGGTCAGTTCGTTGGTGTCTTCAAAATAACTCGAACGAAGAAAAATGTTCGCGCTGGTTGGCGGGTATGCCTTGGTTGCGTCCTGGGTGTATAAATCCACCAGGTAGAAGGTGTCCCCTTCCTGCACAATATACTGGCCGGTACCCTTGTTCATCCAAATTGTTAAAGTGTCTGCTTTTACGCTCATGTCCAGTCTGCCTCCGTTAGCCATCGGAATGTTTTTCCCCAGGGTGCTTTTGATGCTTCTGTTACCATTCCGACCTTAATTCCTCTTTCATTTAACGCCTTTACAAGCTCTTTGTCGATACCCTTGTATTTCAGATCGTCCGGGCCGTATACAAAACTCTCGATATCATCCAAGGTTACCCCTCCATGCACCTGGTTTTCGATGTAGGAAGACCCGGAATCGTGAAGAAGATCTTTTATTGTCGGGTGTGGTTTTACTTTTGCTATGTCCGCCATTTGTTCTGTGTCATATGATCCCCAGCAAGGCGTTACTTCGTCTACGTAAGAGGGTGCGTACCCCATGCCCAGGCTATCACCACACGTGAACGTTGTCCTGCCCCNCACACTCGATTTGTATTGTACCGTGCTGTGACCATAAGACCTCGGGCCATCATCCTCGAAGTCCGCGGCGAAATCATCATCAAACTGGTACCCGTAGTATTCAAAGTCGCGTCGGTCTATGACAGTGTGCTTTGTACCGAACAATTTACTTGAGGCTTCCCGGCGCTCATCCGGGTCATTCATTCCGCCCGAAGTAACGGACACTTTTTTGCCCAGGTCTTGTTCGTATTTTAGTTCGATCTGTGTTTTAAACTTGCCGTCTGTCATTACCATCTTCATGGTCTCGGAGTTAATACGGGACCGGCATACGCTTTGATCTATGGCCTTCTCTGTGTATACTCTGGCCGCTTCCAGCGGCTTGGCATCTCTGCCGGAGTACAGTTTTTTGATATTTTTATCGCGGGTGGCTTCAAAGTTTTCAAGTGTGGGCGGGACCTTCCCGTCTTTGAGGTTGTCCACGCCCTTGATACCCCTGGCCTTGCGCTCTGCAGCCCGTGCTGCCGCCTCTGCCGCGTTCTTCTTGGCCTCGGCTGCTCTTAGCTTGGCTTCTGCCGCATTGCGTATCTTGGCTTCTGCGGCGTCCTTGATGGCCTTCTTAGCTGCGGCCGCTTCCTCTAGCTTCTTGGTAGCTTCGGTTGCTGCTTCTTTGGCCTTCTCAAACGGCGATGACTCTGCCATCTTGAAGTCTATCGGGTCTATCTCAAATCCCGACTCCGGCAGTTTATAGATTATGGCGTCNTACCCCTTTGCCTTCATTTGGCGGGCCACTTCTTCACCCACATCCCCGTGGTATGTCGCGGAGGCTTTTCCCGTGAGTTCTTTGAAGGCCTTCTCTCGGGCAATTGCCTTTGTGGAGCCTTCGATAACCAGAGGCTTCTTGGTCACAATGTAGTATGACTTTGCGTCTGAAATGCCCGCAGTCTCCGGCAATGCATGGAAGGCGGTGATTCCGTCCGTAGGGACGCTCTTGCGCGGGCTACGCCATACTTCGTACGTACCGGGTTTCCCGAATCCTGCCGGGTGTTCATAAGATACCACCTTGCCCGGCAGTTTATCTGCAGGTGCTGCGGTGGCCATAAGTTTTGCTTTGGCCGCGGCTTCTTTGGCGGTGACAGCTTCCTCGTACTTTTTCGCGGCAGCAGCTTCTCTGAATGCCTTCTCTGCGTCTTCTGCCTTGAGACGTTCGACGGCATCCTTGAGCGCGGCTTCCTTGGCCGCTCGTTCGATTGCCTCGGCGTCCCTGATCTTCTTGGCCGCTACTTCTGCCGGGGTGGGCATCATGGCCTTCTTGGATTCACGCCATAGGCGGGTGCGTTCTTTGCTGGCTGCCCGGAGGGCTTCCTTCTTGGTGGCTGCCGCTTCTTCGGCAGTCCACTTGGCCAGGATGGCCTTGCCCTCGGCTACTTTGGCAGCTTCCACGGCTGCCGCTTCAGCGGCCTTGGCTGCCTCAGCGATGCGCTTGGTTGTTTCTTCTGCCGCTACCCTTGCTTCTTCTGCGAGGCGTGCTGCTGCCTCTTTGGCGCTTTCCAGGGCGGTGGTCTTGCTTGCTCTCCATGCGCGGGTGCGTTCCCGGCTGGCTGCGAGCGTGGCTTCCCGCTTTGCTGCAACTAATTCCTCCGGCGTGGGTACCTTGGGTACCGGCGCTACAGGTATGACCGGCTTTGGTGTATGCACAATCGGGGGATGCGTGCCCATGCCGTATACTTTTTCCCGGTCATACATGCGTGCCAGGTCGTTGTCCAGGACGTGCTGTCTCTGGGTTGCTTGCCAAGCCCGGACCCGAGTGTCTGCTTGGGCCGTGTCGGATCCGCCTTCCCGGAGGGTGTTTGCCTTGCGCTTCCATGCCCGGATCATGCGTTCGTTGTATCTCTGCTTCTGCTCGGCATAGTAGGTCGCGGGATCGTACTTCTCTTTGGGCAGCGCTTCACTGACCCCTTCCACAAACGCATAAAAACTGTGACGGCAATTCCAGCCGCACAGTCCTGATCCGGTCCCATATCCTGTGGCTTCTGCGAGGTTGCGGTGCTTTCCATCACTGCCGGTTATGCAGTATATCCCGCCTTGCCAGACGGCGTGCTCAGGTCGGGCATCGCTGTGACTGGTTACCTCTACCAGATCGGTCCCTAATACCTGGGCATTGGCGAGGCTGACCTGGGAGGTGGCCTGGTTTACCCCGGTCACCAGCGCGCGCCGTACGGCGGCCTCTACGCTTGTCCTGGCCCCGCTTGCGTAGTCGAAGGTGTGAATACCGTCGTCTGCAAACTTCTGAACGGTCATGTCCACCGCTTGGTCCTGGGTGAAGGCCCCGCTTTGCACGAGCATCTGTGCCTGGTCCATGTATTTATTCAGCTGCCCGGCTGCGTTTGTGGCCATGGTACCGGTCATGCGCTGCAAGGTGCCCATGGTTCTCTTGAGGTTGGCTTCCATGACTTGTCTGAAGGCGGGGCTTGCAGAAAGCGGGATCTTGTGTGCAGGCTCTCTGCCGGAGGCCAGCATAGCAGACCGGGTTGCCTCGTCTACTTTGTTGCTCTTGATTCCGGCTGCAGCAAACATATCGTTCATCTCAAGCTGGGACCTTCCTGTCTGGGCTGCGATCCTGCGCGTTATGTACGCCTGGCTTTCCCCCATTTGCTTGAGCTTTTCAATCTCCCAGGCTGCTGTGTCCGTGGTGTACCCCGCCTTCTTGATTCGGCGTGCGATGTCTGCCTCTATATCAGTCTGAAGGTCTGCGTATATGTCCTGCATCGGTGCGGATACACCGGCCAGATAATCGGGTGTTAGCATGGCGGCCCCTCTCTTTGTGCAATATGCATAAACCCCCCGGACGGATCGCGCCGGGAGGCTTGTGCATTATGTCGCGGGTTTGCTGATCGTGGCTTTGCTGATCGTGGCTTTCCCGAATGCCGGGGGCGTTGTGTCACCTGCTGCCGGAGGTTTGGCCGGTGCTGTGACATCTGCCGGCGCTGCCGGGTTTCCTGCGGGTGCCGGGCCTCCGGGGATTACGTCCATCGGGAAGTCCAAAGGCGGGGGCACCATCAGTGCATCATTTTCGGCCACTATCTCTTTGGCCTCTTTTTCCTCGTACCCCTCATACTCGTGCAGGTATCTCCATAGCGGGAATTTGCCCTGGGTAACGAGTGCCTGCATCCGGGTCCGCTTGGCGTCGGTGTCTTCGATGATGCTGTCGTCGAAGTTGATCGTGGTCTCGAAGGTATCGGTTATCCCAGATATCTCGGCTATTGCTTTGCACATGCCCTTGAGTGCTGTGTCCAGAACCTGTTCGTTCTTCTTGAGATTCTGGAAAAGTTCAGACTTGGCACTTATGACTTCTGTGGCCGTCTTCACGTTGCCTGCCTCAAAGCTGTATCTGTCATTGCCCAGGCCCGTCTTGGAGCTCAAAAGGTTCAGGAAGCGCTGCAGGCCCTGGTCGTGGTCGGTTATCCGCAGTTCCATGTTGATCTCTTTGAGTTCCTGCTTCGCGTCGTCCATTTTCAGGCCGTAGAATTCCGTGTCGTTATCATCGAAGGCCATCCAGGTCTCGTCGTCTTGCTGCATCATCTGCAGCATGCTCTGTGGTACTATGATGCGCTTCTTGCCCAGTCGAAACTCGTTGCAGTAGCTGTCGTATATCAGGTCGACACCTTCCAACAAGTCCAGGCTGTTCGCGTACACCGAGATTCCCATCGGGCTGCCCAGGTCGATGTTATTTGCCTGGTTAGGCATGAAAAACTGAAAGCGCGGGGTGAGACTGTTGGTATCGTATTCCAGTGCCATGTCCCCGAACAACAGTTCGGTTTCTGGGTCGACTGGTTCTTCTTGGGGCGCGGCTTTTGTTGCCGTGCCCGGCGTTGCGTCTTTCATGACCGGGAGTGCCTGCATAAGCGCGTTACCGGTTGCGTCCAGGGGTATCAGTTTGTTGGTTATTACGTACTGCCCGTCTTTCAGTTCGTGAATATTCAGGTATATGAATTGCCGGTTGCAGAACGTCTTGATGCTGGCAAACGCGCAATCCTGGATAGTGTCCCCGTCCCAGTTTAGCGGGTAGATCATGTCTCCCCGGACAAAGTCCATCAAGACCCCGCCTGTCCCGTCGTCGTGTTCTACCAGTGCGCCCATGCCCAGGGCGTATGACACTTCGACTAATTTGTTCGCCTGCACCCGGAAATCGTTAGCGAGCATGGCCGCGTCGACCTTCTCTTGCACCGTTTTGTTATCAATGGCGAGCTGGACCTTCTCGTTCATAAGCAGGTTGGCGTGGTCTTCGCAGACCTTCTTGCCCATGCGCAGCGACTTCCTATGGCGCTTGATTTTCTTCCTGCCGTTGTACTGCAGGTAATCGTGAAACTTGGCGTAGTGCCCCTGGTACCAGGCGCGCCAGACCACCATGTGTTCGTATACCGCGTTCTCCGGTATCGTGTAACCTAACCCCTCCAAAACTGCCCTTACATCGTATTTCATCTTCCCGACTCCCTTCGTGCTTTTACTTGATCTGTGAATAGCCCCATTTGCTGTATGTCCTTCTGGTATCTCTCGGTCGTGTATTCGCAGGCGTCCAGGCTGTCTATGTTCATGATGCCATCATCCAGGCGGACGTCTTCGGTTATAATCTTCGGATCCCATACGGCGTCCTGCAGGGCCCCGATCAGGTGGGTGCAATGCCGCATGACCTTGTATCGGTCCTGGGCGATGATGCTGTTGTAGAAGTCAACCCGGCCCGTTATCACGCCCTTCAGCGCGTTCTGGATGTCCACTGGCAGTTTTGCCTGGAAGGCCGCGAGCTTCAGTCCCTGGATGAGCGTGGTCTCGGCGCTGTCGCAATAAACCACAATCGCTTTTACCTTCGGGAACCGTTTCAGCAGGCGTTGGATAAATGCTACAAAGTCTTCCTCGAGCTGCTTTGGCGTGATCTTTTCCTTCTTGTAGTACTCGTCCACCGTGATCACCTGCTGAAAGCGCGGGGTCAGGGCGTTCGCTATGAAGGCGTGTGCTGATTGGTTGCCTCCAAAGTCTACCCCTACGGTCAGCAGTGCGATGTCTTCCGGGTCCTTCTCTTGGATATATGCTTCTGTCTGGTCTGCAAACTGCCGGTATATCAGTCCTTCAGCAACGCAGCGATCTCCCAGGATGTCCCTCTTGTACCACACACTCTCCGGGTCGTACTGATTCTTGATCTCGGCCTTGCGTTCGTCGCTTATGGAGAGATTGTCGTCCATGGTGAAATGCTCATAGTTGGCGATCCCCTTGGCCCGGTACGGGTCGATGAAGTCTGTGTAAATCCAGTGTGTCGGGGATCCGGGGTTAAGGTCCCACAAGATCTGCCGAACATAAGCAGCCAGCTGTCTGCTGAATGCCGTCTGGATAAAGCTGACATGGTGCTGGTTGATCTCTGTGGCTATCCACATTCCGTAGCTGTTTCCCAGTATTTTCTGGAAGCTGTTTGCCTTGGCTGCTCCGGCGAATACTATGATCTTCTCCCCGGTCTGCGTTAGCACGATCAGTGCGTCATTACCCTTGTATTTGCCCCAGTAGCAGCGGTTCCTGAACAAGTGCTCGAGTCCGTACCCGTTGCAGTCCCCTATGTTCAGTTTGGCGTTGGCCACTGTAGATCCCGAGGCCAGATGGATGCGGTCTTTGCAAAGTTCCAGGTGTGCAGCTGCAGCGATGCAGTGATCTATCGTCTTCCCGCTACGGACGGCCCCTTCTGCGATGCTGATCGTGGAAGTCCCGCAGGCCTGGATATATAGTTTGTGTTTCATGGAAAAAGGCGCCCAGGCAATGGTCGCCGTTTTAGTTTTCATCTTTATCCACCCTCAACAGGTCAGCCAGCGGTGCCAGGTCTTCTACGCCCTCCCCGTGCTTGTTGTCCCGGTCTTCTCCCCTGCGCCACATCTCTGGCTTGCGGTTTTTGAGCCAGATGATCTGGGCGGTAACATCCCCCACTACGACTTTGCGTATCTTGGTGACTTCTGCGTCCTTGTCCACCTTCCCGTTCACTATCCGGGTTACCGTCTTGGTCTCGTCATACTCGAAGCCCAGGGCCCGCTTATAAAGTGCGTTCTCTACCCGGCGATCTGCTACGTCTTTGCCCTCGCTTAGGGCCAGTGCGATCTCCGGGTACTTCTTCTTCCATTCGTACAAAGTCTGCGGGCTAATCCCGATATTATGTGATATGTCCTTGTCGGTCAGCCCGTCTTTGGCCATGCCTTGCAGCTGCAGACATCCGTCTTCAGTGATCCATTGCAGGTACTTCCCCGTTGACTTCTTACGCGAGGAGGCTATCGCCATCTATCTCACCATCTTCCTGGTCCCACTCGAAGGTTACGGGCTGGCCGTCCCGGAGGCCGGTCACATCGTTGCGCTTCGTTGTGTTCTTGTATCTGCGGATTATCCCGTCACAAAAGTGCGGGTCCAGTTCTATCGTGTAGCACCGGCGCCCGGTTATCTCGGCTGCGATCAAAGTGCTGCCCGATCCCCCGAAGAAATCAAGCACCAGGTCCCCTGCTGTGCTGCTGTTCTCGATTGCCCTCACGGGCAGCTCTACAGGCTTCTGGGTGGGGTGTATCGTGCCTGTCTCTCTGGATACTTCCCATATGTCGTTGGCTGCGCCTTCCTGGTAAAGGGTCAGACTGCCTCCGCTTGGTAGGCGAACGTAGCGCAGCTTCTTGCCCTTGGGCGCTTTGTCTGAAAGGTAAACCTGGCCGCCGTTTCCATCTGTGCTTATGATGCCGCCTGTCAGGGTTGTGCAAAGTCCTTCTTTGGTGCGCACTATGGCCTTCCAGACCGTGCGTTGGCTGCGGTCCCCGTAAAAGGTCGCGTGCTCTCCGGTCTTTTCCATGTAGAAGCAGGGTTCGTGGCTCCATTGGTAGTCTGCGTGTCCCAATACCGGGACCGGTTTCGACCAGATCAGGTATTGCTTTTCAAGCAGGCCCACCGCCTTGAGCGCGTCTTCAAACTCCCGGCGTGTGCTGCTTGCGTGCCAAATATAAAAGGCTGCGTCTGGTTCCGTATACTTGAATAAAAGTTCAAACGCTGGCTGCAGCAATTCGCCCAGCAAAGCGTCCCCGGTCAAATCGTCGTTGGCCATCATGTCGAAGTTCCCGCTCTGGGTCTCGTATGATACCCCGTATGGTGGATCCGTATGCACCATCTGTGCTTTTTCGTCTCTTATTAGCCTGGCTACTGCTGGCCGGTCTGTGCAGCTGCCGCATAAAAGGCGATGCGGTCCTAATTGCCAGATATCCCCCGGCTGGCAGATGGTCTCTACCCGGGGTTCCGGCACACTGTCGATGTCAGCTGCGTCTGGTTCCGGGGTTCCGTTCATGGCCATTAAAAGGGCCTCTATATCTTCTGCAGAAAAGCCGGTTAATTCGACGGGTACCGCGTCGCCCATGCTCTCTATCAAATCCAGCAGCATCTTATCGTCCAAGTCTGCCAGTTCAGAAAGCCGGTTGTCTGCGAGCAGGTCTGCCGTTTCCTCGGCTTCGCTTGCATACTCTTGGTATTCTATCGGGGCTTCTGTCATGCCTGCCTGAAGGGCTGCCAGGCGCCTTCCGTGGCCCTTGACGATCAGTCCGCTGCGCTTGCTTATGGTTATGGGTGCGCGCCATCCGTTTGCCTGGATGATGCCGCCCAACAGGCGGAGTTGGTCCCGGCTGTGCTGGTTCGGGTTTCCGGGATTCGGGGCTGTCGTTTCCAGAGCGACAATTGTGTCAAACGCACAAAACACCGGGATCCCGTCTTTCGTCGTGGTCCTCGGTGTTGCCTCAGAGTTGTAACCTATTTTCAGTGCTTTGCTCATCTTTGCCCCTCTCATGGGTGTGCCGCCTCACTTGTATGTTCGGGGTGCCCCTCGAAAGGAGGATCAAACGCGAGGCCCGATGCACTTTTAAGTTACACCGGGCCGCCGTTACTGTCAATGTGTCTTTGTCTGTACCTCGACGCGGGCTTTTCTCTTCCAACAAATGTGCCGCTGATATTTTTACCTTAAGGTTACCCTTGCCCGTGATATAGCGCGGTTTCTCTTCCAACAAATGTGCCGCTGATATTTTTCCCCTATCTTTGGGCCACCCTATCTCGGGCCCTGTCCAGGTACCCCGGGTACATTATGTCTATCCAGGGCTGCGGCCATCCGGCTTCTTCTCTCATGGCTATCCAGAGAATCTCCATCAACCGGCTTTTGTTTTTTCTGTCCTGCTCCATTGTCTCTGCTGCGTTCATGTCTCCCCTTCTTCCTGGGCCGTCTTTATCCGGGCCTTGATTGATGCCATGAAGTTGTCCTGGTCTTCTGCTTTGCCCGCCAGAGAGAGCATCATGTCCTCGTCTATCGTTCCTTGCGCTACCAGGTGCTGTATGATCACTGTCTTTGCTGCCTGCCCTTGCCGGTACAGCCGGGCGTTGGCTTGCTGGTACAATTCCAGGTTCCAGGCGGGAAGGGTAAACCAGATAACCTGGTTCCCTCCATCCTGCAGGTTGAGCCCGTATCCGGCGCTGGGATGTGCCAGCATAAGCGGTACCCGGCCTGTATTCCAGTCTGCTATGTCCTTCTCATCGTCCAGGGTCCTGGCCTTTGGGTATTTCGCCTTAAGCCGGGCGAGGTCGTGCTTATACCAGTAAAAAACGAGTAGCGGGTTCCCGTTGGCTGCTTCTATCAGCTCATCCAAGGCCTCTAGCTTGGCGTTGTGGATCTCTGTCCACCCACCCTCGGTGTTGTATACCGCCCCCTGGGCGAATTGCTGCAGCTTGCCTGTCACGGCCGCTGCTGTGGCTGCAGTTATGGTGTCCTGGTCAATGGTCAGCAGGTAATCCCGTTCCAGCTTCTTGTATTGCTTCGTTTGCTCCGGGTCAAACACCACCGGGGTTGTGATCGGCAGGTATTCGGGCATGTCCAGGTAGTCTTCTGCTTTCATGCTCACGCACAAATCCTGCAGGCTTTTGTCTATTGAGCCTTTGGCCCAGTCTTCCATGTTCCAGTCGTAAACTACCCGGGTTGAAGGGTTCATGCGTCCTGGCTTGAAGAAGCCATTCCTGTATGCCGTGAAAGTCTTCCCCAGGCGGGCACCCTGGTCCAGCAGATACACCTGGCTCCAAAGATCAAGGTACCCGTTTGGGTTTGGTGTCCCGGTCAAGCCTACCACCCTGGTTGCCAAGGGGCGGACCTTCCGCAATGCCCGGAAGCGCACAGCACTCGGGCTCTTGAAACTGGACAGTTCGTCGATCACGATCATGTCAAAGGGCCAGGGGTTCTTCTTGCCCTTGTAGAGCCCTACTAACCAGGCGACGTTCTCCCGGTTGGTAACGTATACGTCTGCTGTGGCCTCCAAGGCCTCTAGGCGCTCTTTTGCGGTGCCTAGCACTCGGGAGACTGTTAGTTTGCTTAGGTGATCCCACTTGGCCGCTTCCCGGGTCCAGGTGTCCAGGGCCACCCGCTTGGGGGCGATCACTAAAACCTTGCGGATCTCGAACCGGTTATACATCAGTTCGTTGATTGCCGTCAAAGTGATAATCGTTTTCCCGAGGCCCATGTCAAGAAAAAGGCCTACCGCTTCCTGGTCGAGGATCCTGCCCATTGCGTAGTCCTGGTACCTGTGTGCTGTGTATTTCATTCGTTGCTCCCCTTGCTGCATACGCTCTTTGGGTCTTGCCAGCAGCTATAAAGCCAATGCTTGATTGTCCTCCGGCTGTGGTACTGCTTA